TGGCGACATCGGCATTTGGGAATGTCCGTACTGTAGGGATGTAAGGGCCTAGACAACCCGCCAGCGGTTCGTCGCCGTGAAGTACACGAGCAGGGCCGCCCCGCCGTTGGCGCTCATCACGTAGTCGCCGGCCCACGGCACGGTGAGCCGGTTGGCCGCCGTGCTCGAGGCCGACTCGTGCTTCAGCGTGATTGCGAAGCTGCCGGTGTTCACCAGGAGGACGGCCTGGCCGTTGGCTCCGGCCACGATGCCGGTGATGTTCCTGGCGGCGCTCGCGTCCAGCCGGAAGATGTCGCCGGAGCCGATCGCGTAGTCGTTCTGGTCGGCCGTAATCTGGGACGGAGAGGTCACGACGTTCGGGATCGCGTCCGATCCGCCCGTCTGATGCTGCGACGCATGGGTCGCGGCCGCGTAGCTGCCGCTGGCCTGCTTGCCGTCGAGCGTGCCCTGGAGACCGGTCACGTCGGAGATCGCGTGCGAGTGCGGCAGATCGCGGATCGCTCCGAGCGTGACCTTCTGTGTCGTCGTGCCAGCGGCGTTCGTGGCTGGCACCACGGCGGCCGCGGCGGCCGTGCCGGCCGGGAGCTGGGAGATCTTCACGTCGGCCATGTCAGTTCTGCTCCGTGCGGATTGCGAACCCGTTCTCTGCCGTCAGCGTTTCGCCGTTCTCGGCCTTCACCCGGTACGTGACCACGGGCGGCGGGCTGGGGGAATCGCCGCCCCAGGGCCGCCGCAGCTTGCGGCGGGGCAGGCTGAGAATCCGGAGGTTTTGAGGCCGGTAGACGATCGCCATGGTCGTGTCAGTGTCGCGGCATGGCCCGATCGCTTGAACCGACCCACCGCAGCTCGCGGACCTCGTCGGTCCATCGGGCCTGGACCTCGAGCAGCCGCGCCCGCACCTCGTCGGGCGTCGGGTCCGGGGCCGGCGGCCGCCAGCCACCACCGCGGCCACGCTTGGGGAGGTCGGCGAGCTGGTCCCGCAGCCTGGCCCGCAGCGTGTCGACCGTGATGCCGACGGCCCTGGCGATCTCTTGCTGGCATCCTCCCGCACGCCAGAGCCTGCGGACGTGCCGCTCCTGGGCTCGCGTCAGCATCTTCTTCGCCGGGGCCGGTGGCCCGTCACGACGCCGCGGCATCGGGGAGCCTCGTGATCGTGACCACGGTCCGGGCCAGCTCGCCGCGGGCCGCGTAACGCTTGCGGCAGTGGCCGTCGACGACCTGGGTGTCGTCGTGCCAGACCGCCCCGGAGGTCGTGATCGCGTCCTGGGCACCCTTCGCCAGGTTGTCCCAGTCACCGGCCCGCATGCCGGGGAACGAGGGCGAGCCGGCCCGCAGCTCGCCGCTACGCGTCAGGTGGGACGGAGGCCGCTCGAAGACACACTCGACCGAGATCTCGTAGGGGCCGTGTGTGGCCTCCCAGCCGGCCCGACGGGCCACGGCGGCGGCCTGGAGGGCCACGGCGGCCTTGAAGACCTTGATCCCGTTCTTCGTCGGCGTGTACGTGTGGCCGTTGGCCCAGCGTGCACGCGGCTGCGGCACCGGTGGCCCCAGCACCTCGAAGGTGATCGTGGTCGCTTCCATGCGACCGTCGAAGGTAGGGCGGCCACCGCCTGAATCTAGGGTCTATCGCAGGGCGATCCGGGCCGAATGAAGGGCCATCTCGTCTGGGTCTACTCGATCGTAGTAGATCACGAACACCACGTTGGCCTTGTTGCCGTAGAGCGACTTAAGCGTCGACCGCAGCCGGTCGAGCTTCGTCGCCGCGGCGTGGCTGAACCGCTCCGGGAACGACACCCGCAGGAACGTCGTGTCGTTCGCGAAATGGTCCATCAGCACCTGGGCCGGGGCGTGCTGCCAGCCACTCGGCTCGTAGACCGTGCGGCAGGCCGACGCGATCTGCTCGGTCGTCACGTCGAGGATCACGAGGCGGCCTCCTGGAGGATTCGCTTCGCGCCCCTCACGGACTTGTCGACGAACTCGCCGCCCAGCATGCGAGCGACGAACGTCCCTTTTTCGTTCCTGGCGCAGTACTGCCGGAGCGTGGGCGGCGTGTCGAACCCGTCGCACATGCCCTTTTTGATCTCGGGGATCGCCGCGATCGCCTCCTCGAGCCAGCCAGGCTCCCGCAGCCGGTCGAGGGCCTCCTGGGGTGGCTCGGAGGATCGCCACTGCCGTTTCTCTCCCCAGACGGCGTTCCAGGCTGTGACCAGCCGTGTCCAGCCTTCCCCAAAAGCCTCCGGCGGCGGGGGAGGTGGTGGTGGTGAATAAGACATGGACATGGAAGCATCGTCCGGGCATATGCCGTCGCATATGCGATCGCATATGCCATCGCATGCCGAATCGTCTGATTCGGCCGCGAAACCCGGTTCCGGAGTTTGGGCGGCGGCCCCCTTGGCCCACCTCGCGGAGGCGGACTGACGAGCCCGCTCGCTCCGTTCGTGGGCCAGGTGCCGCTCATGCTCCAGGCGGGTGTTCTTCCTAAGTCCCCCTGTCGATTTGGGGAACTTGGGGGAGATGGTTTTCCAGGCCTTGGTGATCCCTGGGGAGATCAGCTCGAGGCGCTTCACGTCGTCCGGGATGCCGCCCTGCTCCCACTGGGCGATGAGGAGGGCCACGTAGTGGCCTCGCTCCTCGGCCGTCCAGCCGAGCGTGGCGGCGACGAAGTCGCGACCGAAGAATGGGAACCAGCTACTCGACATCTTCGTCCTTCCTGCGGAGTGTCAGGCCAGACTCGATCGCCAGCTCGATGTTCCGACGCAGCTCGTCGACATCAACCAGGCCCTTCCAGACGGAGATCCCGATCGAGCTGGTGAGGTCGACCAGGCCTTGGCTTGTCGGCATCACCAGATCGCCGGCCTGCGTGTAGCAGGACAGGACGACGTTCTTCGCCGGGTCCGTGTCGGTCTTCGCGTGTATGTACGCGTGGCACCCGTTGCACAGGGCCAGGAGGTCGTCGATCCGCTCGCGGTACTTCCTGGCGTAGGTCAGGTGATGCACGGAGTCGATGCCGTTGAGCCGGCACCGCTCGCACACGCCGCCAGCTCGCTCGTGGACCTCCTTCTTTAGGACGGACCACTCTCGACTGCACAGATAGGCCGCGTACTTCTCGCGGTCGTCTTCGATCAGCTTCCAGTCACTGCCCATAATGGCCTCCTTTTGCCTTCAATCGCTCACCGGCCATACGAAGAATCCGCTCTCAATGAGGCCAAACCGGGAACAATTTCCCATTCCTGTCGATCTCCGCCCAGAACCCCTTTAATGACCAGCGCCTCGTCTCTGGGTTCCAAGTGAGGTCTTCATAATTCGCCTTATCATCTCGATTTCGCGGCTTAAGCTCGCCGTTATTATTCCCGCGCAAAATCCCCATCCAAGCTTTTTCAGTCGCTAACTGTGCCAGCTCGTCGGCGCAAGAAATAAATCCGATGTATTTTGCGCCCCTGAGTTCTTTCCTTTGTCCAAATCCCATCACCCTGCGTCCAACGCAATTGGATTCCCCAACGTAAACACAATCACCGGTTTCGCTAAAAGCTATGTAAACGCCGCGGCATGGCGGCAATCTGTCTAAGTCCTCATCGTTATGGACAACGTACATGCAGGGCCGCAGCAGCGATCGAATCATCCTTTCAGCCATTCGGTCAAAAATCCTTTGCGCGTCCCAGTTCACGAACTGTTCGTGAGTCATCGGCCCTGGCCCTGTACTGTCGCACTTAATTTCCGAGCCGATGCGATAGGTCACTTGGAAGCCCTCCCGTACCTCATCTCCCGATTCCCCGTCGGCGAGACCGCCTCGCCGATCTCCACGACCAGGCCACGACGCCGCAGCTCGTGCATGCGTCGTGCGACCTGTTGCTCCGTCAGCCCGCACCGGACGGCAAGCTCGTCCTTCGTGCCGGGGCCGGCCGCCAGGGCGGCGAGAATCCGCTCCTCGTGACTGCCGACGAACGTCGGCGCGTTGGCCGCGGCCGACCTCGAGGTCGGCGGATCGGACCGGCGGCAGAGCGCCACGAGCGGAAGGTCCGCGTTACTTTCGATGTAGGTCGGCATCCGTGCCTGCCTTTCGCTTTTTGGGGAGGCCGATCCGGTCGAAGATTCGGTCGATTGCCGCTTCGATCTGGTCGGCGTCGGCGTCAATGCATCCGTGCCTGACGAGCTGACGGGCCTTCGCGAGAGCCATCACGTCCAGCCTTTCGAGCGCGACGGTCGCGGCCACCCTCGCCGGCCGCCGCTTCGGCTGCGGCTTGGCCGGCTTCTTCTTCATGTTCTTCCAGCTATCGTGCCAAGCCATCATGCCCTCCCTCGGTCGCGCCGATCGAGATAGGTGATCCGGTCCTCGTGGGACTGAATGGCCCGCTCCATGGCGGCCGAGTTGAAACACGGCCCCATGTCGAACATCAGCGGCGGCGGGAGCTGCGGCTGGGCCTTCGCCGCCGCCTCCCGCTCCTCGCGGATCTCCCGATCCACGTCGTCGATCATCCGGTTCCAGTCGCGGTTCTCCCGCATGCGGTCAGAATGGGATGGCATCGGTGCCGGCCTCCTCCTGAAAGTCCGCGTGCGCCTTCGCCGCCTGGCTGCGGGCCGGGGTTCGCTTGGCCGGTGCCGCCTCTTGCGGCGGCAGGAACTTCCGCACGTTGGCGAACGTCTTCCCGGTGTTGCCCAGCCGGTGGTAGATCTCCGCCTCGAGGCGGCGGCCGACCAGGTCGCCGGCCTGCGTCGTGTTCCACTCGGCCGGCGACAGGCCGAGAGAACGTGCGAGCGTGCCGACGATCCGATTCGCCCACTCGTGGCCCTTGGGAAGCGAGCACCAGATCCACGACAGTGCCTTGTCGTCGTGGGCGAGGACGACCGTCAGGTTCGTGTCGGTCTCAGCGACCCGCGTGATCTGGAACGCGTGCGTCCCTTCCGGCACGATCTGCCGCTCGGCATACACCGGGGCCGAAGGTTCGTCGGCCGGAAAATCGTCGAATCCCCAATCCATGGAAAGTCTCCTTGAAGGTGTCAGTCAATCGAAACAAGCACGGGTGTCTGGGGAGCGTGCTGCCGCACCTGGCCCCAGTCGATGTAGGCCTGGGCGGCGAGCGACGCCGTCCGGTGGCCCAGGTGGATAGTCGCCTTGCCGGGCGAGGCGATCTCGATGTGAGTCGCCCCGCTCCTGCGCAGGAACTTGGAAGTCCCAGGCAGGCCGCATGCGTCCAGGTGGAGCCGCATCAGCCGCATCGCCTGGCGAGGCTTGCAGGCCCAGCCCAGGATCCGCCCGTCGGGCGAGTCCTTCAGCATGCCGCGGCAGGCGGCCACGCAGGCCGGCGAGAGCAACTTCACGATGCCGTCGCCGGTCTTCGACTGCGTCCACCTGAGAACGTCGCCGTCGAGGTTGTCGCCGGTGAGCCTCCACAGGTCGCCGTGGCGGCTCCCGCACTCGTAGCCCAGGAGCATCCACGTTCGCAGCAAAAGCCCCTTGTCGGCCAAGCTGCGAAGCCTGCGGCCGTCGTGGGCGTGGGTCTGCTCGATCCCGTGTCGCAGTTGCTCCACGGTCCAGGCCCGCGTGGGTGGCTTGCGAGCCTTGACCCGCATCACGCCGCGCGGCAGCTCGTCCACGAGCCCCTGCTCGTAGGCGTCACGCCAGAGCGACATCAGAATCGTCCGCTCACTGCGGACCGTGACCGCCGACACCTGTTCGAGGCGGCGGCGGAGGTACGCGTTGATCCGCTCGGCCGAGATCGTGGAGACCCGGCCGGCGATCCGCTTCACGTTGCCCTGGTGGGCTGCGCTCACGGACCGCTGGGACAGGTACTTCTTCGCCACGACCGAGAACGTGAGGATTTCAGGTCGTGGCATCGGCGGCCTCCTTCGGCTCGATCTCGTCGTGCCGCGCGTTGGCCCGGTCGGTCAGGTCCGACCACTCGTCGTCGGCGAGCTTGCCCTCGGAGAGGAGCGTGTCGATCCGGTCGACGATCTTCCCTAGGGTCCGCACGTTGGAGGCCGCGGCGATGTACTCCGCGATCTGCTCATGAAGCGCGGCCCCCGGCGCGGCCGCTTGGGCTGTCGGCCGCGCCGGGGTTGAAGGCGGCGGTGATGGAGGAGCACCGCCGGGCCGCTGCTGTCCGTTGTTCAGCCAGGCCGCGAGCTGCCGGCCGAGATCCTCGCCGGCTTCGCGGATCACCGCGTCCTTCAGGAAGGCCGCCCGGGTCTTCGTGACGACCAGGTCGTGATCCTGGGTCACGTCGCCGACGACCGTGAACTCGTACTCGAGGCCGTCCCGCTGGACCGGTTGCAAACCGACCTTGCGGACCTGGTTCCGGCCGCCGACGTTCTCGACCACGTACTCGACTTTCGATCGCAGCGTGCAGATGACGTGTAGCGGAGCGCCCAGGATCGCGTCCACAAGGGCGTTGTGCCTGGGCGTGGCGTCACGCCAGGCCCCGAAGTTGCCGCCGCCCTGGTTCCGTTTGCCGGCCTTGTCGACGTATTCGAGGATGCCGCCCTTGCCGGCCCACGCGTGCGAGAGGCTGTCGATCACGAGCGTCGAGTAGCCGCCCTTCGCCGCGTCCGCGATCGCCTCGAGGAACCGCTCGACCTCGTAGCTGTCCAGCTCGTTCACGTCGAAGTCGAGGCCGCGCTCGCCGCTGTAGAGGCTGGCAGAGCCTCGCTCCGTGTCGATCACCGCCACCCGGCCGCCCAGGCCGGCGGCGATCCGGAGCGCCGTCATCGTCTTCCCGCTGCCCGCGGGTCCGATCAGTCCGAGCCGCAGCTTCGCCGCGGCCTTTGTTGCCTTCTGAAAGCCCATGGTCATTCCCTCCAGTGAGTGTCGCCGCGGGCGGTCTCCGCCCCCCGCAGCTCAATCGAGCATCCCTTGCCAAGCCGCCTCCGGCGGCATCCTGCGGAAGGGCAATCCGTGCCCTTCCGCTCCTCATGAATCTTGACGGCGACCAGGGCGACCGCCGCGACCGAGACGACGAACAGCGTCACGGCGGCCGACATCAGGGCCAGAATCACCCCATCGACGACTCCCATGCTCATCGCCATGTCTCCCCGGTTTCGTCCTCGGCCAGTGGCCGCCACTCGTCGAGGGCGGTCTTCGCCCGGAGCATCAGCACGGCCCCGGCGCGAATGTGAAACGTGTTGATCCCGACCGGCGTCATGTCGGCGATGAGCCGCTCGAGCACGCGGCCCGGGCCGGCCAGTCGCCGCAGCGCGTCGGCCCGACGGCGGACCCACGCGTCGCGTTCCTTCTCGCGGTGATGTGCAGACCGTGGCTTCGCCATGGCTTAGAACTCCGCGAGCTGCGAGGCCTCGATCACGTAGGCGTCTCCGGCGTCGTCGCGAACGACGAGCGAGCCGAAGTCGGTGAACTGCTCGATCCGGCCAGGACGGGGGAACGCCCCGACGCAGTGCTGGAACCAGATCGAATCGCCGACGCTGGGCAACAGGCCGCGTCGGCCGTAGGTCTCGGCCATCCCTGCGGCGGCCGCGGCGGCCTCCGCGTCACCAGGCATCCGATTCATGGCGTCCATGCCAAGTCTCCTGATCGTGAATAGGTGAGCGTGAAATCAGCCGGCGAGGCCGGCGGAAAGAACACGTAGAAGAACGATTGCCAACTCGATCCAGACCGTGACGTTCATGCGTGCCTCCATGCACTGAATCACTTCGAGCGTCGAAGTCATCCATGACGTGACGCGGAAGGTAGTCAATAGATCGTGAATTGATCAAGCCCAGGATCAGAATTTTTTCGGCAGGGGCTTTTCCCGCGAGAAACGCGAGGTTTGCGGGCCGCCGGCGCTGCTAGCGTCCGGTGGCCTGGGAGATCATGTCGGAGAGCTGGCCCTTCGAGACGCCCTCCGGGACGACCAGGCCGAGCTGCTCCGCGTAGGCGAGCTGGCGATCCGTTGGCGGATCGGCCCGCCAGGCCTTCGGCATCCGCGGCCACGACAGGACCGACGCGGCGATCGCCAGGGCAGAGGATGCCGCGACGAGGAGGTTCGGCTTCTGGCCGAACACTCCGAAGAACAGTAGGAAGGCCGACACGCCCACAACCAGGGCCAGCCCGCCAGCACGGACGGCATAGCGTCCGCCTTCGATCAGCAGCTCGGGCACGACAACCTCCAGGAGATTCTGGTCAGGCCGCCGTGGATCCCTTCCGGGGCCGCCCGCCGCGCTTGGTTCTGGCCCGGGCCTTCTCCTTGCTCAGGCGCTCCACTTCGTCGAGATAGTAGAAGACCCGGCGAGGGGATTCCACCACGCGGTGCAGCTCTCCCGACAGGGCCAGCTTCCGGAAGTAGCTGTCGTCGCACCCGAACACCTTCGCGGCCTCGCGTGGCGAGACCAGCTTCCGGCCCGTCTTCGGCTCGATCACCATTGCCATAGCCTCCGATGCTAGGGGTGGCGCTGCTCCATTCAAGCCCGCAGCCCGCTTGCCTTGCGGCATGCGGGCTGCGTAGCCTTCTCTGGCCTCCGGTTGCGTCCCCGACGGGATCGCAACGTTCGGCAGTGGCGGGGACGGGACGCAACTCCCGCGACCAACCGTGCGGCGGCCAACCGGAACCGGCGGAAAAACGGGAACCCGGCCACGGAGGGGCGACACCGCATGGAAGCGTGACCTATCCCCTAGTTGGAGGTTCACGCCATGACGCTCAACGCTTTTCTCGAAACTATCTACGTGCCGCTCCGGCTCCGGGGCCGCTCCCAGGAAAGTGTCCGACTCCTGAAGCATGCCGTCACCCAGTTCAGCCGGTGGCTCGGCCGGCCGGCCCTGCTCGAGGATCTCGACGACCTGGTCGTCTCGCAGTGGCTCACGACCCGCGGCCAGAAACTGTCCCCGAACTCCGTCGCCCGTGAGAGGAGCGGGATCCTGGCCCTGTGGAACTTCGCCCAGGCCCGCGGGCTCGTGAAGCTGCGGCCGGCCGTCGCACCGGAGCTGATCCCGGAGCGGGTGCCGCGGGCGTTCACGGCCGACGAGCTGGCGCGGCTCGCCGCCTCGGCCCGGCAGGCGAGCGGGTGGGTCGGGCCGGTGCCGGCGAGCGTGTTCTTCCCGGCCCTCGTCGCCGTCGGCCTGGAGACCGGCGAGCGGATCAACGCGATCCTCTCGACGCCGCGGCATTGCTGGAACCGGCCCACGCTAACGGTCCCTGCGGGCGTCAGGAAGGGCCGCCGCCAGGAGCGGGTGTACGAGCTGTCCCCGGAGGCATCGGACCTGGTGGACCGCGTCACGGCCCACACGGGGCCGACGGTCTTCTGGTGGATGGCTTCCGGGACGGCATTGCGGAAGCGATGGAAGACGATCACGAGGCGGGCCGGCCTCGGGGACGGCCGCGAGGTCCAGTTCCACGCCCTGCGGCGGTCGACCGCGTCGCACCTGGCGGCGGCCGGCCTCGACGCGACGGCGTTCCTCGGCCACTCGTCCGACCGGATCACTCGCCGGAGCTACCTCGACCCTCGCGTGGTCGACGCCCGCCGGCCGAAGGCCTGGCAGGCGATGCCGCGGATCTTCAAGCCCGACGAGGATCCGCCGGCCAAAACGGCGTAGCGTCCCCGGATTTTGCCGACGGTCGAATCCTATGCGTCGCGATCCGTGCGACCGTCGCAACCCGCCTCCGGAGCCCGGCACCCGGGGCCGCGGAGCGTGCCCTCGTTCAGCTCCGGCCAGAGCTGCTCGGAGTGGATCGCCGCGAGCAGCCCCCAGGCCGCATGGGGCAGATGGTCCTCCGAGCGATCGCCGGCCAGATACTTGTAGACGTGGCGGAGGGCGTGGTTCAGGAGATCGCCGACCGGCATCCCCTTCTCCCAGTTGAAGTCGCTGTACTTCGCCGCCCCCTCCGCGCACGTGCGAGCCACGGCCTCGAGGCCGATCGGCGATATGAGATCGTATCGCGTGGCCTCCGCGTCGCTTGACCGCACGGCCCCGGTGGCGAACCGCACGTTCGCCCCTTCCTGCTCCTTCACTTCGTCTGCCTCCTGGTAGTGTCTGACCATGTGGATCGTGTGGAGCAGCAGCCCGGCGAGCGTGCCGCTCGTGCCGTGGTAAGCCCCGCTGAATCGCCGCGCCCGCTGCTCCGCATCCCGCAGCTCGTCATCGGTGAGCCAGTGCATCACGACGCCCTCACCTTGCCGTTTGCGATCCGCATATTCTGAACGTCGAACTCGCCGCCCTCGTGAACGGTCACGACCGCGAACCCGTGGTTCCACGAGTTGATTCGGGCGTATGCCGGCGTGAGGTCGCACAGGCAACCCGTCGACCAGGTCGTCGTCTCCGCGTGCCACATGTCGCTTTCGGCATGGGTGCTCGACCGATGCGAGTGGCCGACGAGCGTCGTGTGATGGGTCCGCATGAAGGCCCCGCGGGCCGGGTTGACCGGGGCCGCCACGCCCCGCTGTAGCTCGTGCCCATGGAGGACCGGCAGCTCGCCCAGCATCACCGGCCGGCCCTCCTCGACGAGCGTGATGTCGTGCTTGTCCAGGTAGAGCCAGGACTGAAGGCTCGAAAGCTTGTCCTTCGACAGCTCGGGGGCGTGCTGCCAGATGTAGTGCTGCCACCGCTCCTCGTGGTTGCCGGCCTTGTACACGATCGGAATGTCGGGGAACGTCTCGCGGATCCAGCCGACGAACTGCCGCTGGGCTTCCAGCTCGCCGGAGAAGTCGCGTTGACGCGGATCCTTGATCCAACGCGAAAGCGCGTAGAAGTCGCCGATGTCTCCGTTCAGGAGCAGGGCGTCGAGGCCCAGCTCGGCCAGGTGATGGACGGCGGCGAGGACAGCGACCTCGTCGTGGTAGGGAACGTGAACGTCCGAGAGGATGCCGACCCGGCCGACGACCTCGAGGACGTGCGGCCGCCAGGGCTCGGCCGATGTCGGGACGAGCCGATACTCGACGCCGGCCATGCGTGGCTGGCGGTTGATGTTCTTCATCTGCTTCCGGCTTCGCTCGCCATGCAGGCCGAGCTGCCGCTGGATCCGCTTGCGGGCCTGCTCAATCGTCAGAGCCCCGCGGGACTCCTGGGCGAGCATCCTCGCGAGGCCGCGGGCCGGGTGGTCCGGGTTCTCGCGGACGATCCGCCTGGCTGCGGCGGTGAGGGGATCTCCTCCGGTTGGCATCCGTGCCTCCTGGGTGGGGTCTGGGAAGTGTGGCGGGCTGGCCGCCTGAGTCAATCGCCCACATAGAAGCGGTTGGCGGCGATCAAAGCGTTCCGTGCCTTGATCTGCACGCGGTTCCCGACTTCGTTCAGCCACCGCTTCCGCCCCTCGCACCCGCACCCGCCCGGCTTGCCTTCGGTACGGGTCCACTTCTCGACCCGCTCCTTCGTGATGCCGATGGCGGCCAGCCCCTCCTCGACGAGGTCGCCGATAGGGATGGGCCGCCAGACCTTCTCTGGCACGGGGCGGCACTCGCGCAGCGTCTTTTTGCGCTTTGCCTGATACCCGCATGTCGGGCACTTGAGCCAGTAGTTATCAAAATCACACAGCACCTAGAGTACCTCGACGTTCCATGCCGTATTGCCGTCGTTGCCTCCACCAGGCGACCAAATCTGGTCAAGGACAATCGCGCCAGTCGGAGGCTGACACATAGTTCCATCAGCACACGAAACGCACGGCTCGTTGTAAAAAATCAACGTCGGCCCGCCGCCGGTGTATTGCGCACTTGCCCTCACTTGGCAAGAGTTCCAGCAGGAGTCGCACCATGGGATAGATGGCGAATTGTCTTTGTTCCTGCACGGCTCTATCCACACGGAAATCCTGGGCTGGAATGTCGTTCCGATGAGCGACCACCGGCCGCTTGACCCAAGGTTATTCCATGGACTGTCGCCTTCAACTGATCCGCCGCTGCCACCGCCACCAGCTCGCGACAGAACTAGAGTGGTAGGCTCGTCAACTCCCTCAACAAAAAACGGGCCAGTAGGCCAGACATCAACTTCAATCTCGTCCGGCGATTCTTCTTCTCCACGGCAGCACCGGAAACAGTTTTTCCAGTTGCCGGCTTTGTCTGTTACGTCATAGTCGCCGCCAGCCGTAACTACTGCCGTGCGGCCGTTTATGTCAGAGGCGGTAAACGAAAAACTTGAGCAGTCAGTAATCGGCTCGTCTGCCGTCAGAGTTGCGCCGCACGACCCGTAAAACTGCGACACGATCACTTGCGGCGGCAGCGACGGTCCGCGATACACAACGTAGACTCTTGCAGTCAGAAATTCCTCCCAATACTCGCTATCGGCAGCGGCGTTTACGCCGCATATTCTGTGCGAATAGGTGCATATTTGTGGGATTTCGTTGCTTGCCTGTCGCGTGTCTCGATTTAGCACTAGCGTGAGGTCGTTGTAGTAGTCCTCGCAGCACTCAACGCTATATGTCTGCCACGCGAGATAGCCATCCCCCGCGCTCGTGATGGTCAGTCCCGTGATCTGCCCAGAAGTGCCGCTCGATGTATTTGTGTCGATCACGGCTACCAGCGATGCGCCTGACGCAACCAACGATTGCGGACCCAGTTGCTGAATAAGAACAGAAACAGTAGCCGACTCAGCCGGCACACTTGCGTCTTCCTTGTAATATGCGCCGCCGTCGAAGACGACGACGGACTGAACTACGCCGCCGCTCTTGTAGTACTCGCCGCCGTAATAGATGGCGATTGCTGTGATCTCGCCGTCGTCGCCTACAGAAGAAACTTCGGCGTAGAACCCGTCCCACTCAGGCTGTACGCCGTCAGTGACGGCAGTAGAAATCGTGTCGCCGGCGACATACCCCGAGCCGGCGGAAGTAATGGTCAATGCCGATACGGACCAGACTGCGTCTCCGTTCCAGTCGGTTGTCTGCGAAAGCGTTACGCCAAGGGCCGCACCACTTCCCGTCGTGCTATTGACCGAAGCGGTGACCGTAGGCATCACGCGGTTTGTTTTGACTACCGCCGACGCGCCGGCAAGTGTTGTGCCTCCCGTACCGTTGGCGAAGCTGACGGACTGCCCATCTGCGTAACCGGTTCCGCCTGCCGTGACAGAAACACTTGCTACTTGCCACACGGCACGCCCGTCATACTGCCACGCATTGTCTGTTGCCTGGGACAGCGTTACAGACATTCCGACCCCCGACCCTCCGCTTGCGGATGCGGTGACGGTTGGTGTCACTCTGGCAATTCTTGCGTATCCTTCGCCGCCGTCCGTGACGCTGACGGCAGTGATCGGCCCAGGCGTGTCGCCAGGAGCCGTAGCTCTTGCGGCAGCGCCAGACCCAAAGTCTGAACTGATCGTCAGCGAAATAAGATCGCTGCCCTGAGCATTGGCGTCATCCCATCCGCTGAGCGTAACAGTGACAGTATCTGGAAGAGTGCCGTTCACGCATCCACCGCATGGGTCGCAACAAGGCGAACAGCTTGCCCCCAGCATGAAGCCGACCGGGTACATGCCAGCCGCAAACAACGCCAGCCCCCACAGCACGAGCGAAGGTGGGTCTGCCGATTGAATTGCGGCGAGCAGCTCGAGCATGTCAGCACTCCGCAGCCGTGAGGAGCCAGCGGTCGCCCACGAACACGCACAGCACCTTCCGCGTGCCGCTCGTCACCGTCACGGTGGCGAAGTAGTTCGTGGCCGTGAACGTGACCGTCGGCGAAAGGGCCGTTCCGTCGGCGTTGATCTGCGTCACGGTCGCGGTCGTGTTCTTCGTCCAGGTCGCGGCGATCGTGCCCAGCCGCGGCGGCTCGCCGTCGTCGCCGCCGGCCTGCCTAAACTTGATCGGCGGCATGTCCCGACTGCCGCGCTCGTAGGCGAGCGTGGCGGCCGCCACCCGGCGGGCGGCGTCCTCGGTGAACGCGACTTTCCGCTCGCCTGCCATGCGTCAGACCGCCGGGATGATAAAGGGCGTTCCGAACTTCGCGGCAAACGTGGTCTTCGGGTACAGGTCCACGCCGTCGCCGTCATTTATCACAGAAGGAGCCGCTCCGGCCCCCTTCTGTGTGCCGTTCGCGTTGAGCGCGACCGGTTGCTTCACGGCCTTCCCGTCAGCCCCGACGATCGCCTTCCGCTCGCCGCTCACCAGCTCGTGGAAGCCAACGTCCCACGGCATGCACTTCCACGTACCAGGCTCGTAGCGGAACTCCCAGACGGTCTCGACCACGACCAGGTCGTCCTCGTCGCCGCCAGTTGTCTCCTCTTCGCTTTCGGCTGTGTCGCTGGCCGTGCGGCCGCGGGCCACGTTCTGGATTTCGCGCCGCTTCGCCGACCGGAGGCCACACTTCCACGTATCGGGATCGCCGCCGTCCCACGAGTCGCTGTTCACGCTGCCAGCGTACAGCTCTGCGTCGTCCTTCCACGAGTCGTCGGTGTAGTACTTCGTGAGCGTCCAGCCCTTCTCCTCGCGTTCCTTCTGGAGGCCTTCGATCGGGTCGCCGGCGGCGTTGACGATCATAGCGCCGTAGTAGTCCTCGAAGGCCGGCACGGTCGACGTTCCGCCCGATCGCTCCCAGAAGTCTTCGGGGATGCCGGTCGATTCATCGATTTTCTGCCGCGGCGGCGGCGGGTAGAACGCCACGTCGAGCCGCCACAGGAGGCCGTCCTGGTTCTTCGGCGAGAGCTTGAACTCCATCGCACGACAGGCCGGGTTCTCCCAGTGGGCCGCGTACCAGCCGCAGGGCACGGCCCGGGTGATCGCTTGCTTCGATGTCAGCGGCGAGTCGACGCGAATTAGCCAGGCCTCGTCATAGCGCAGCGGCTCGCCGACACGGCCAGAGAAGCCGGTTCCGTCCACCACGCGCCGCCAGCCGAGAATCGCCATCGGTGCTACTCCTAAAACTCCGCGACGAGGACTTCCTCACCGGCCGACGTGTTCTCTGCGATCTGCTCGAGCGCGGTTAGCTGCTGCTGCTGAATGTCGGCCCCGGTGCCACGCATCAGGCGGAACATCTCGGCCACGCCTTCGGTCGAGCGGGAGTCGATTCCCTTCAAGGCTTGGTTGATAGACGCGATCTCGACGGTTTGCTTTACCTCGACCGGTGTCGTCGCTGCCTTGTCTACCTCCGCGGCGGACGCCTTTGCCTTCCCGACTGCGGCGTCGAGGGCGGTCGTGAGCGGGCCGGTGATGGCTTGGCCGACTTGCGGGGCGTCGGCCGCAAATGCGGCCCCGAAGTTTGCCGCGGCCGAGTTGAGGTTCTCGGTGATGCCGCTCGAGATCTCAGAGTTAAAGGCCTGCATCCCAGCGACCGCCGCGTCTAGGCTTGACGTGTCGAAGCCGAGAGCCTCGCCGATGTACTGGGCCGCCTCCATCAGCGACTGAACCGGACCGGAGATACCCTGGATGATGATCCCAAATGCCGCCTGGAGGCCGTCGGCGATGCCGGAGAGGAACAGGGCCGTCCGGTTGAAGAAGTCGACCACGCCACCCCACTGCTGCCCGACCTGGGAGAGGTACGAGAACACGCTCCCGAAGTTCTGGATGATGAAGTCACCGATCTGGGCCAGGAACCGCGCCCCCTGGAGGATGCCGTCGCCGATCGCCTGGCCGATATTCGCTCCGCCGATCGAGCCGATCAGGTCGGAGAAGGCCGTGGTCACGGCCTGGACGGCCGGGGCCAGGTAGGCCACGACTTGCTGGACGACGCCGGCCACGGCCTGCTGGGCACGCGTGAAAGCGTCGTTCATGGCCTCGATGTCCTGGCCCTGGGCGTTCGTCAGGGCCAGTCCGAACCGCTCCGCCTCCGCCCGGGCCTCAGCGATCGCACCGGCCCCGCCCGCGAATAGCGGCATCAGCTCGGCCCCGGCGCGGCCAAAGATCTGGACAGCAGCCGCGGCCCGCTCGGCCTCAGTCGGCAGGGCCGCGATAGCGGACGCGATCGCGTCGAACCGGTCTGCGGCGCTCAGGCCGTTCAACTGCTCAACAGTGAGCCCCAAGCTGGCGAAGGCCTGGATCGCCTTCTTTGATCCCTGGCCGGCCCGCACGAAGGCCACGTCCGCCTTCGTGGCGGCCGCGCCGATCTGGTCGAGTGACACGCCGGCCAGGTTGCCGGCCAGAGACAGGCCAGCCAGCTCCGCATAGGTCATGCCGAGCCGGGCGGCGAGCTTGCTCGTGGAGTCGACTACCTCCGCCTGGGCGGCCCCCATGCGGACGAGGCTCGACACATAGCCGGCGGCCGTGCTCGCGATCCCGGCGAAGAACTGGGTCGCGTTGATCGCGACCAGCGTACTCATCCCGGACTGGAGCGACCTGGTCGATGTCTCGAGCTGCTTAAACGACGAAGCCGCCCGGTTGACGCCGGTAGTGAGCCCACTCGTGGAGGCCGTAAAGACAGCCGATACCTTGCCGATGGCGGCCATTACTTGCGTCCCTTGAACACTGTGAGCTTCTTCAACTCGGATTCGATCTCGTCTGGCGTCATCTCACGATTTGGGTCATAGCCAGGTAGGAACTTTTGCTCGAAGTCTTCGTCCACCTTGCAGCCCAGTCCCCGGAGGATCGTCACGGTCGACCGTGCCGTTCTCAGCCAGTCCTCGCCGAAGGGCTCGACCTTGTAGGCCGCGATCCATCGCAAGACCTGGCGGAGGCTTATTTCATACTTCCAGTTATCCACGTCCCAAATTCGGTGATGTGCGGCCAGCCGGTACAGGAACCGTTCGATCATTCCTGCCCGGCTGCGGAGTTTTTTTCCATCTCCGCTACGGTCTCGTCGTCGCTTTTCAGCACGGTCTCCCAACATTGCTTGTAGAGCCACATGACAGCCCGGGGGCTGGCGTCGAGCAGGCCGCGGGCCTTGTCGGCCGAGAGCTTCCGCTTCCCGGCGTCGTCGGCGATGCAGGCCGCGATTGTGTCGATGATCAGCGCCGCGTCCGGGGCCTTGCCGGCGAGCTGCTGATGGGCCACGGCGAGCTTGTGCCATTCGCCATAGGTGGGATAGCGGAGCTTCACTGGCTTGTCGCAGCCAGCGGGCGTGACCTCGACCAGCTCAGGCTTCCACTCGCCAAATACTTCCGATGCGATGCTCATGGGTTCCTCAGTCGTTGTCGACCTGGCCGGCGATCCTGAATCGGGCCGATCCCGTCAGGAATTGCCCGACGCTGCCGGTGACCTCGAACGTCTCGAGGTGGGCCATGAACTCGAAGCCACCTTCGGGGAACGAGACCTCGAGCGTCCTGACGAGGCCGATGTCGGTGTTCAGGAACGGCGGGCAACCGAATAGGTTGATGTCCAGCCCGCCTGGTTCAATACCCGTACAGGCGATTTCACGAAGGACGCGGGCGTCCCAGCCGCTGCCGATCACGTCGCTCCCGACGCTGGTCACGTCCTCGAACTGGGCGGTCCCAGGCGAGACGCGGAAGCTGGTCAGGCGGCCGATCGGCGCGCCGCCAAACGACACGGTCGAGCCCTGCGAGGTCGGCGTGTCGCCTGCCATTGCTGCGCCTTGGGTTAGCGGCTATTCGGCGTCGTAGTCGGACGTATAGTTAGCCGTACCCTTGACAAGCTCGCCGGCTTCGTGCGTGATCTCGACATCAATGCACTTGCAATCTACGCCGTCGAAGCTGGCAATGTCGCCAGTCGCCGGCGGAGTGTCCGCTAGAAACTCAACCGCAACGGTCGTGACGATGCCGCCGCCGCCGGAGCTGTTGTCCTCGAGGCCGTCCTCGTAGGTTCTGCTGCTGCCGTGCGCGAGAGACAAATCGGATGAGTCGAGCTTGTTGCCTGCCGCATCTCCGCGGCTGGACTTGATAGTGACCTTGATGGCCCCACTGATTCCGAAGTCGTCGCCCTGCGACGTAACCGGCGATGTTCCTGACATTGATCAAGCCTCGTAATAGGACCAGTTAGCCGACCACGTCACGAACTTCCCGACCTCGTAGACTTTCTCGATGTCCTCGCAAATCCAGCCCGTCGTCGTCTCGATGGGAGTTACCTGGAGACTTGTAGCCGGATACAAAAAGCCTGTGGCCGAGCAGGTTTTCGTGGCCGCGCCGCTACCGCCATCGACGAGCGGAGGGTCTTCGTAGGTGCGCTCGCTGTGCGAGAGGTCCGTCACGTCCTCTTTTGACTGATTCGATGCGGTGTCGATGTTCTTGATCGAGACGCGAGTCGCCCCGGCAGGGATCGCCGGGCCGCCGGTGGGGAGTCCTGAGAGGGCCATGTGTCATTCCTGCCAGGAGATCGTGTAGGTCTGCTCGACGATGTAGGTCGGGTCTTCGCGACCATCAAGGCGGACGGCGTCGCCGTCACGCTCGTCGGTCAGAAGACAGAGTTCGATTGTCAGGCCGTAGGCCGTGCCCTTGAACCGGTTCAATGCTGTGCCGACCGCCTCCGCGATCTCCCAGGCCTGAACGTGCGAGTCTGCGTAAATGTCGAGCCGGAACGTCGCGACCGGCGCGGCTGCGATGTCACCGAGCAGCGAATCACGGGCCGTGCCCTCGCGGAAGTAGACGACATAGGGCGGGTCGCCCGTGCCGGTCATGGCGACCGGCCAAGCGAGGCAGTCCTCCGCGGCGTCCTCGATCGCTCCCTTGATCCACTTCTCGGGGATTGGCATGGGTTAGCCTGAGTATCCTTGGTTTTTTCCGCCGCCGACTTCGTTGGCGGCCTTCTCCAATGCGGCGGCCATTTCTGCCGCCAACTTGCCGGCGGCGACCGGGCCAAACTCGGCAACAGTCTTTTCCATCATCTTGAAAGAACGGACGCCGTTGCCGGTGCCGAACTCAAGCCAAATCGCCTTGCGGCTCTCCGGGCCGGCCTTGTAGCCGAGCACGCCGTAGACAAACGCGTCGAACGCTTTGTTGGTGCCGGTCTGGCCGACGCGGACCGTGGCGGCCTTGCGGAGCGCGCCGGTCGACCTGGCCTTCGCCCCCTTCTTCCTTCGCCCTCTGGTGACGCCCAGCGGCGGCGAGTTGCGGCGGAGGATCGAGATCCCAGGCCGTAGCACCCGCCGCATGGCCGCCCCCAGGTGCTTCCGGGCGATGTGCCGCGGCAGCTCGCGGTAGGCCTTCATGAGCGCCGCTATGTGTTTGTCGGCGTCGAAGCTATTCGGCTCGAACGAGCTGTTCCACGAGAGGGAGATCATGCGACCTGTTCCTCCACCGTGATCTCCAACTCCGTGCGGTTGGCCCGCTCGACCACGCTCGACACGTAGAGCAGGCGGTCCGACCTCGAGGACCACCGCAGCCGCATGCCGCCGACGATGTCCGGGAAGTAGCGGCAGCGGATGAGGGCCTGGACCGTGCCGCCGACCTTTGCCCGGGTCTCGGTCTCCACGTAGGCCTGGGCCTCGTAGGAGCCGTAGAACGACCGGACGGTCGTCCACTCCTGGCCGGCCGTCAGGCCGCCGTGATCGTCACGCTCCGCAGTCGGGCGGGCCTCCGCGACGAACTTCTCGGTGAGGAGGGCGGCCGGGATCATTACCAGCCCCCGTTATGCGAGTCGCTGGCGAGCAGCGCCTCGAAGGCCTGCGGCAGCTCGACCGAGCTGTTCGCGGCCAGGACGCCGCGGTTCTCGAACAGGTGGACCACGTAGAGCAGGATGGCGGCTTTGATCCGCTTCGACACGCTGCCGCCGGCCCACCACTCGACGACGGCCGGGGCCGCCGGGGCGACATCGAACTCGAGGTATGCCGGGCGGGCGTCGGCCTCGACCTCGTACTGGCTTTCGGCCACCGCGTCGCCGTCGGCGGTCACGGTGAGCGGATGCTCCTCGTCGAGGACGAGCGGCGGATTCGGAAGCGTCAGCTTCCGGCCCGGGGCCTTCCACTTTGCCCGGAACTTCTTCACGGCGAGAGACCGGCCCAGCCGCGACTCGACCAGCTCGCGGCCGACGGAGATCTTCTCGAGGAGGAACGCGTCCCACTCCTCGAAGTCCTCCATGATGCCGAGCTGCTGCTTCGCCTCGGAGAGGGAAACGGGCTCGACCTCCGGCTCCTCCGTCACGACGCAGGTGTCCGGCTTCATGGTCTACCTCGTTTCAGCGGCGGCGGCGGGGGCGACTGCTCGTTCCAGGCGGCTCGTTCGATCGGCGTCGGCCTGCGTGGCCCGCACGGCCCAGCCGGCCTCGACCAGGTGCTCGGCCAGCCCCTGCGTCGCCGCGATCACCGAGCCCGCTGGCCGGCCCCGATAGGACCGAATGAGCCGCAGGATCAGGTGGCCGGGCGTGGAGCCGATGAGCATGGGCCGCCTCAGTCCAGATATGGGGCGGCCGGGGGGCTGCATCCTTGCGGCCCCCCGGCCTCAACATCAGCGTGAAGGGTCAGTCGTCAGTCGACGATCAGCTTCGCGACGAAGCTGGCGTCGTGGTTCGCGATGCCGACCCGCTGCGTGCCGCGGTAGACCACCTGGTCGTTCGCGAAGCCCGCGTCGGTCGACGCCGCGATCTGGAGGCCGTTGGCCTTGTAGGCCACGGCCGTCGCCATCGAGAAGTCACCGTACAGGGCCAAGGTGCCCGCAGGCAGACCCAGGCAGCGGAAGACCGGGGCACCCATCACGACCGGGAGGACGCGTTCGCCGATCGTCGTCGACTGCGTCACCACCGAAGCCTTCATCAGATGAGCCCAGCCGGCCGAGCTGACCACCCAGGCGGTGTTCGTCGCTCGGCTGTCGATCTTGCCGACCAGCTCCGCGAGGTCCACGCCGTCGTTGTCGGTGCCCTGGGCGACCGTGTTGCCTGCGGCGATCTCGCCGACCAGGCCGTCGATGCTCTTGGCCTCGGAGCCCTGGAGCCACACCTCGTCGATCTTCTTGCCGATCGCCATGGCGAGCCGGTTGGCGACCGTCTGGGCGAGAGCCACGCCGGCGGCCACGTCCTCGACCAGCTCGTTCGACACCTTGATGAGGCGGCCGAGCTTGTGGAGAGCGATCTCCACGTCGTCGGTCGGGGCGTCGGCGTCCGTGATCGCCTGGTTCTCGTTGAAGAAGTCCGCGCTCACCTCGCCGATCTTCGGCACGGTGATGCTGTTCGACGAGGTCGGGTACAGGCTGGCGAGCTGCACGCCCACCGAGCTGTAGCCGAGAACGTCGATGAAGCCGTTGAACAGCTCGGGGATCACCAGCTCGCCGCCGGTGTTGTTCGAGCTGCCCGACATCGCCCGCAGCTCGCGAACGTCCCGACGGGCGAGAGCCCGCAGGGCGCGGCCAGCGACCTCCATGTCGGCGTGCCGCTTGTCGGTCCGGCCCGGCATCACATGCACGGCCGGGGCCTTGTTGGCCTCGACGGTCGCGATGCTGTCCGAATCGCTGTTGCGGACGCCACGGAGCGAAGCCAGACGAGCGTCCAGCTCGTGCTCCTTCGCGGCGAGCTTCGAAACCTCGTCAGCCCGGGCGGACCGCTCGGCGAGCCGCTCCTCGATCTGCGCCTTCTCGGCGTCGTCCTTCGGCTCGATGGCGCGGAGATCGACGATCTCCTTCTCGATGGTGACCGATTCGTCCTGGAGCTGGGCGAGCTTGGCGCTGGGCATGGTTCGCGTCCTTGCGTGTGTGCGGTTTCCGAAACTGCCCGCACGATAGGACGCGGCCGCCAGCGCTTGAATTGCTTCGTACTACCGTAGGACGGTCGGGCACTTGCCGTCGGGGCAGGGCGGGGCGGCCTTCGCCCGCTCGGCCACGCAGCGCTTGCACTCGCACCGGCAGGCCTGCGAGACCCGGCCGTCGGGCTTCCACATGCCGCGAACGCATGTCTGGCCGCAGTCGCATGCCACCGGGGCCGGGCCGGGGCCGGGGGCCGGGGCCTCGGGGAGCATCGACGCCCGGGCGGCCGCCACCGCGGCGAACGCCCGCGGCTGCTCGAGGTCGATCACGGCCGGGTCGGCCGAGAGCCAGACGAGGAACGAGATGATCCACTGCCAGAGCGACATGATCAGAGCCCTCGTGCGTGGTCGATCAGTGGGAAGCCGTCGTCGCCGATGGTCGGGGCCTGGACGAGCCGGGCGTCCTGGCGAGCTGCCGGCGGCGGCGGGTCGGCGAACGCGGCGATCCAGAGGAGGTTCTTCGCGGCCCTGGCAATCCACGTCAGGACCGGCCGGTCGGGCGGGCCAGGGCGTGGCGAGCGGTCGCCGGCGAGCCAGTAGCCGATCGCCGCCGCGGCCAGGATGACGAACACCGTGTTCTTGTCGAGTCTCATCGAATCACCTCAGTCGGGGCCGGCGTCAGAAACGCGCCGTTGTCGAGATCACGCCAGCCGAATCCGGAGACCGAGCCGACCGCGTAGCTGTCGGGCTGACTGCCGAGCATGCGGTCCACTGTAGAGCGAGTCACCCAGAAGGAGCCCTCCGGCATGTCGTCGGGCCACTTCGGGCCGGAGATCCATCGCGGCCCCCAGGAGTTGAGGCAGAGCAGGGCATCGGACGGCGATCCGTTCTTCGCGTAGCGGACCGCCACGAAGCACATGCAGTGTGCCCACTGGCCGGAAGCCCTCGCGTAGGCGTGCTGGTCCCTTGCGCTTTCGAACCCGACCATCGAACAGACCGGGATCGGGAACCCGGCCTCGATCGCGGCGGCGGCCTCCGCGAACGTCTTGACCATCGCGACATGCGTGGCCGGATGCTTCTTCGCGATCGTGTCGAGCTTGCCGCCGTCGCCCTTGCCGCCGTTGCCGTAGGCTCCCCACGACTTCGCCCGGTCGGCCGAGTAGGCCCGCAGGTCGTGGCCGCCCACCGGCTCGCGGTAGACGACGCCCCAGTCCCGAACCCATCGGGCCGCGGCTGCGCCGTAGCTGCCGTCGGAGTAGCCGCCGACCGGCGAGCTGCCGTCACCGGATCGCCCGCGGGCCTCGACGCGGGAGCCTCCGTAGATCGCCTCGGTCGACGGGAACGGCGGCGGCATCGGCAGGCGACCGGTCTCCCAGTCGATGCACTGGGCAACCCAGACGCCGTGAGCCCAGCCCCACGAGACGCAGTCGCCGATGCCCTGCCGCTCAACGATCCACGGCCGACCGTAGAGGGCCTGGTGTGCCTTGTAGGCCGCACGGTAGAGGAACGTGTCGTGTCCCTTCGCCTCGCGGATCGTCTCGGCTCCGGCCTGCCTGAACAGCGGCTGGGGCAGCTCCTGCAGGAACCGCTCGACGCCCTCGGGGTCGGGCGTCCATCCGGTCGGGGCCTCGTCGCCAATCCAGCCGGCCGGCCTGGGGCCGGCGACGAACTCGCCGACGATCACGGCGAACGCGATCCCCAGGAAGCCGGCCAGCGCGAGCCAGCGGTAGGTGTTGCGGCGGCTCATTTCGCGGCGGCCTCCGCGGCGGCGGCGACCTCGCGATAGGCCGCGATCCACGTGGCCCGCTGCTCCGGCGTCAGCGGCTTCCCGCTCGTGCCGGCCACGCGGTCGAGGTAGTCCTTCACGGCGGACCGGACCCGCGGGTGGCGGTCGCCGATCGAGTCACCGCGGAGTCGGAGATCGAACGCCCGGACCCGAAGGTCGTCGAACGCCACGCCGCTCGTGACGATCGGCGTCGACTGCATGGCGTCCCACTCGACCTCGCCGGCCAGCTCGCCGAACAGGGCCGCGAGCTTCGCCGCGTCTGAGGCGGCCTCGGGGTGGGCGTTGAACAGGCCACGCAGCACGAGCGGGGCGTCGGGGGCCGGCGGGGCCGGCGTCGGCTCCGTGCGATTGCGGCCCGACCAGACGAGGGCCAGGGCGGCGAGCAGGCCAGCCCCGACGACGTGCCGCAGCTCGACAGACGGCAGCTTCGCGTGGGCCACGGTCACGAGCTGCTCGAGGCGGTCGCGACCCAGGAACGCGTAGGCCGCCCCGGCGGCCAGGGCAACCAGGAGGAGCGTGTCCATGTCAGACCCTCACGAGTGGCAGCAGTTGCTCGATGGCACCGGCGGCGATCGCGATCACGAGCGACCGCACCGGCGAGCGGACGAGAATCCAGAGCGGGTACACGGCGGCCGGGACCGCCTGGTCGGCGACCGCGTCGAACAGGCTCGCCACGGCCGACAGCGCGAGGGCCTTCTTCTCGGGGCCGGTCATCGACGAGACCGTGTCGAGAGCGGTCACGACGAGCCGCAGGAGGGCGAGCATCAGCTCGCCGAACTCCGCCCAGGTGATGCCGCCGGCGGCCGCGGACCTCGAGGTCTCGACGAACGCGGCGATCTTCGCGAGGAGGCCGTCCTCCAGATTGGTGGCGGCAGCGACCGGGGCGGCGGCGATCATCGGGTTCGTCTCCAGACGGCATCGGCCGGCACCACCTGGCGGCGGCGCTCGCGGCACTTCTGACACTCCACGTAGCGGACCTGGCGGTCGCCGGCCCGCTTGCTCGACTCGACGCGGAGGCGGCCCCCGCACTTCTGGCAACTAGCCGGCATGGGCTCGCATCCTCGCGACTGCTGCCGCGGCTGCGGCCCGGGCACCGGCGAGCGACGAGACCGTCAGCGACCGCGGGGCGGGCTCGATTGCCGGGATCTTCTCCGGCGAGTCGTCGATCCACACGTCGATCTCAACGCCGGCGTCCTGGGCGGCCGACCGCTTTTGCTGGTCTGGCCCGCACAGCAGGACGCCGGCTAGCTCGGTGTACAGCTCGCCGAACGCGAGCCGCAGCTCGTGGCGGTTGGCCTCGGTGTCCTCGCGTCGCGTGATGCACCACACGCGCGACCCGCGGCCCGTGGCATCGGCCACGAACGACCGCCACAGGCCGGGGGCTGCGGTGAACGTCTGGTCGAAGTCGAGCGAGATCGTCAGCGACCGATCGGCCTGGCCGTGATTGACCATGCCGCGGGCGGCACGCCACGCGTCGAGGGATCGCGGAGCGATCGAGCTGGACGGGTAGGCCGGGTTCGTGACTGCGGAGATGTCATAGAGCCCGGAGGCCTGGTGGACGAGCCGCGTGATGCCGCCGCGCTCGTCCTCGGTCCAGCTTTCGCCGCCGTCGGCCACCGTGAACGCGAACGACGAGCCGGTGATCGTCCGGTCCTCGACCATCATCACGAGATCCCGGCCGTCGCTTGTCAGGAGCGGCGTATGCCGGAAGGCCAGCCCGCGGGCGTCCTTCCGCAGCTCGAGGCGGCCGTTGGACGTGCGGCCGGTGATCCGGCTCGGGTCATGGTTGAACAGGAACGGAACGTCGATTTTGCCGCGCGGGTCGTTTGGCTTCCGGTCGACCAGGCCGTCGAAGGCGGTCGGCGAGAACTTCTCGCGGAAGCCTCCGAGATCGACGGAGAGCGAATCCCACGGCGGCGAGATGCCGACGAGCGCGGCCGGCTCGCCGTCCCGCTTCTCGACGCCGATCGCGTCGGGCGTGTCGGTGGTCAGGAGGTAGCGGCGCTCAACTTGTTGCGACATCGTCGTCCTCCTGGCCGATCGGGTCGGCCGACAGCTCGGAAACACGCTTACCGACCGTGAACTCCGTCGGCTCGCCGTCCTCGTAGACCCGCAGGCTGGCGGCCGGGTCGGCCTCGGTCGCGGCGATCGAGAACGGCGACCCCTCGACGCCCAGGACGCCGTCGATCATCAGATGCTCGATCGTGCCCTCGCCCCCGGCCCAGTAGACGTACTGGCCTTCGCGGAAGCCGCCGGCCTCCGGCACGCCGGCCCCGGGTGCCCGGGCGGGCTCATCGGCCGGAGCCTCCACCGGGGCAGGCTCGGCTGGCGGCTCGCCTTCAGGCGGCGCGACCGTGGCGGCTGCGGCGTTGGCGAGCGTCGAGAATCCGAGCTGCATGTAGGTTTCGTCGGCCGCCGGATCGGGCAGCAGATCGAAGTCCTCGAGGTCTCGCAGCTCGTTCGGTGCCAGCGCCCCCATGTTGAACATCGACTGGTAGAGCTGGACGCGGCTGGCGGTGTCGCCG